ACCTTAGACAACCCGGCACTACGCCGGGTTTTTTATGCGCTGAATTAAAACGGCATTATCGGCGCATACGTCGGGCATTCATTAACCTGGCAGACGTATTCCTCCGGTATCGGGCCATGCACACGGCATTGGCCTTCCCATAGCTCATCACAGTTGATGCATCGCGGCTTATCGACCTCATCCCGAAGTTCTTTTATCTGCAACAGCTTGGCCTGATATTCTGTCCGTGTCATGAGAAAAGCCTCTCTTTGATGTTGAAGTATTTGCCTTCGCGTTTGTACAGAATGCGTGAAGGCGGGGCGCAAGTGTTGAGCATAGCGGATGCTTCATCCAGATCAAGCGGCAACGTCGGGGCCATGCTCTTTGCCATTAGGTCGGCCACTATCTTACGGTGACGCCTGCCCATGTCACCATCCATCAGCACCTGTAAGTATTCGTCAACGTGCGTGGTCAGTCCACCATAGTAGCGGACAAGCAGCATTTCGTTACCGCTGGCGCGGCTTATGTGCTTGCGCCATTGCCAGCCGGATACAGTCATCTCCGTTGGCTTGATGCCCATTATGTCATCATCGCGAAGGTACGCGAGTTTTTCCTTTTCTTCCTTCTCCCACTGGTGGCCACAGGTCGGACACTTCATCGTGCCGGCACTGACAATCTCGGCGCATTGTGGGCATGTCTTTGTTGGAGCCTCTCCCGTTCCTTTCTTCACTTGCGAAGGCGGCGATACGGCCGTGATTGGGCCATGCATCGCCACATTACCGGCGAAGTCGAGAACCAGGCACTTGCTGGTGTGCTTTTTCAATCGCATACCGCGTCCGGCCATCTGCACATAAAGGCCCGGCGACATGGTAGGGCGCGCCATGACAAGGCAGTCAATGTTAGGCGCATCAAAGCCGGTTGTCAGAACGTCGCAATTTGTCAGGGCGCGAAGTGTGCCGGCGCGGAACCGCTCGATCAAGTTGTTGCGCTTACCTGGCGGCGTAGTTCCTGTTATCACATCAGCCGATACGCCACGACGGTTTAGCTCATCCGCCATATGCTCGGCATGGCTTACGCCAGTACAGAAGAAAAGCAGGGACCGGCAGTCACTGGCGCGCTGTAGTGTCTCCGTGACAATGCGAGCGGTTGTGTCGTCATTGTCTACCGCTTGCTCTAGCTGGCCGGCGATAAACTCACCGCCTCGCTTGCCGACGGAGGATACATCTATCTCTGTGCTGGTATGTTTTGAGGACAGCGGCGACAGATAGCCGGCAGCTACCAGTTCTTCAATAGTGACCGGCTCGATCAGGTCATTGAATAGCACGTCGTCGCCTTCGTGTATCATGCCGTGACCCAGCCGATACGGCGTAGCGGTCAGCCCAACTACCCTGATGTGCGGATTGATGGCTTGCAGGTCTTTGATAAAGGCCCGGTACTGCCCCTGCTGTGCGTGGCTGACCATGTGGCACTCATCAATAAAGATCAGGTCAACATGGCCAAGAAGGCGCGCTTTCTTGTGGATGGACTGAATCCCGGCGAAGGTAATGCTTTCATACAGCACCTTCTGACCAAGGCTGGCGGAGTAGATCCCCATCGGCGCATTCGGCCAGACTGACCGCATCTTCTCGGCGTTCTGCTCAATCAGTTCACCAATATGGCATAGCATCAGAGCTCTTGTTTCTGGCCAATTTTGCATAGCCTCTTTTACTAGCGTTGCAATAATGAGGCTTTTCCCTGCTCCGGTTGGAAGAACGATACAAGGATTGCCGGTGTCATGCTCGCGGAACCAGTCATACAGTTGGTCTATGGCGCGCTGCTGATAATCGCGGAGCTTCATCCGTCAACCCTCGCATCAAAGGCGGCGCGCAGGTCCAGAAAGTCGCTGTCAGCATTTGCACAGCCTAGCGGATTGGCGACAATCTCCCGACTGGTAAAGGCCGGCGGCTCGCCGTTTATCACTTCCTTACCGTCAATGACGTAGATCAAGTGCGTACCCTGTTCGGTCGGCTTGTACTGCCATGACACAAGGTCGGGATGGATAACGTGCGACTCACAGCCGGCGCGCTGTGCGTCCATATCGGGAATGACTGACTGCCAGCGGGCGCAGGTAGCGGAGCCGTCGCGCTCTGCTGTGAAGTGTGCGCAGGTGCGGCAGTTAATATCAGGCAGGCGCTTGTGGCCGTGGCACAGGTCAGCGGCTGAACAGAACTTGCATTGATACCAGGTAGGGTCGGCGCTGATAGGCTCCGGCATTCTGTCGCTGGCAATGATGCGCTGTGCGCGGTCGGCTAGCCTGTCGGCTTCGTCTTTATCAAACCGGACGCGCTCTGTATAAATGCGGTCATCGTCTTTGCATACGGCGAAGTACAGGGCGCGGTCAACTGACATTCTGGCCATATAGGTCTGCATCTGGGCGTAGTGCATGGGCTTTGATGCCTTCACGCCTTTGGCCACGACGTCATTAAATGACTTGAGGCTGTGCGTCTTGGCTTCCAGAACATGCGGCTTTGTCGGGGCTTCTGGAATGCCTGACAAGATCATGCCGTCAATCGAGCCGGCGAAGTGGCCATCCCGAAAACCGTATTGCCGGCCGGTCCCGTCTGCGTCCATGACCTCGCAGCCAGCGGCGCGAAGGTCTGCAATGACGCCGGCTTCCTCATTATGGCCGCGACGGAACAGGCGAAGGATGCGGCCCTGGAATTGCTCGGGGCAGGCCCAACGGAATGACAGCCATAGATAGCGATCACAGTGATGGCCGATCTGTGACGCGCCCAAGTGGCCGCGACTAGGCTCGCTGTTAGACTCAAGGGCTTTGTATATGCGGTCGGCAAGTGTATCGGATGGCGGGGGAATTGCTGCCATGGTGTGAGGCTCCATGCGGGAATGAGTTGGGGGCATTGCTGCCCCCGGTTGCGCTTACTTCTTTGCCCAAGGCGGGGCGGATGCGCTGGCAGGCTGTGAGACTGCACCAGATGGCGCAGGGAACGACGGCGCAGGCGCGGCGCTACCATTGCCAGCCTTGTACGCTTTCACCTCATTGCCGGCCTCATACTGGCCGTCTGCCGGCTTGATGGCGAGCTTGACGACAAGGCTACCGCCAATGAGCTGATCCGTGTCAGACAGCGTGGCCAGCCCGATAGCGCGCATAATGTCACCCAACTGCTGCCGGCCGATTTCTTCAGCCTTTGGCGACTTGTTGCGGATATTCAGATTGGCAAAGATGGTACGGCCAGCATGAGTTGGCCCGCTCACCTTCATCTTCATCTTGATGTACTGGCCGGAGTTATCCTTGGTCGGATTGACGTCGGCTGACTCAATCGTGACGCTGTAATCGCCGGCCGGCAGCGGTTCAAAGTTGCCGGACTGGCCGACGGGAAGGTCTGCTGCATTGATTGGGGTATCGAGAAATGCCATGAGTTATTGCTCCTGTTCGATTGCAAAAGATGGCCGACCGGCCGTGGTTGTGATTGCGCCAGCCAGTGCGCCGGTTATTTCTGGGGCTGCTGCTTTCCATTCCTTCATATTGAGTTCTGGCTTCCAGCGGAACAGAGCCGACAGCGTGTCGTGACCGATGCCGGATTCCAGCGCCAGTTCCTGCAAGGCTTCGGCGTCAACCTTGCGAGTCATGCGGCAAGTCACCTTGACCTTGTAGTCCGCAGCCTCTGTCGTCTGCTGACCTTCGATTGCCGGATTGATGCGCAGAGCTTCTGCCATCTGGTCCTCAATCTGCCGGCGGCGCTCTTGTGCTGCTGTTTCTTCTGCCTTGGCGTCAATCCACTGAGCGGCAAGGAACGGCAGGTCATCTTTGATGAATGTCACGACTCACCCCCGATCTTGCGAATGATTGCGCCAAGGTCCGGCATTTCCCATGCATCCAGGCGGCCGGAGCGGTCTTTTGCCTGCCACAGCCCGTCCGATTGCGTCATCAGGGCGCGCACCGGCTGGCCGTCCTCTCCCTTCTCGACGCGCAGGGCAAAGACAGCATCAAAATAGTATGGCAGAGCCTGTCCTACCTTGTTACCCGGCATGGACGGCGCATACATCACCCGGCCCTGTTCATCTGTCGACTTCTCGCACTTGGCGGAGAAATAAACATGACGGCCCGGCAGGTCACGGAATGAGCGGATGATATCCGTCATCTGTTCTTGCATTGCCCCGTAGGCTTGGCGCGGGTCTTTGGTCAGCTTCTTTTCAGTGTTGAGCACTACCTCTGCAATCTCGCTGATGCTGTCGAGTGCAACGGACTGGAACGGATGCGCCTCGCTGGATTCTGACAGCCAGC